AAGCAAGGAAGCAAAAACCGCGCGCACCCGGAGGTGCGTAAGGTTTTTGGTGACGCAGCAGTTGTGCAAAAAGACAAGCGTAAACGTCAAGTTATTTCCGGACAGTTCCATAGCTTAAAATGCCACTTGCAAAATATATGAAAATCTCTTAGAATAATTCCGTGAGGGGGATTTTATGATTAATCCAATGAACTTATATAATGAAGTTATGAATGGTATTCTCTCCCGCGTTCCCAGGGGACATGCAATTCATAATCAAATAATGGGAAGGCGAACAGCAAATGCCGCCTCTGCTTCGCGTGCGGTTGCAGAAAACTCTGCCAGTCCTGCACCCCAAGGAATTCAGCCTACAGCAAGCGGAATAGGCGCGATTCCCTTTAGCGCGGTTATGAATTACTTTTCTAATGGCGGAGAAGCGGATACTTTTATGCGCCAAGCCATTGAATCTGAAATTGATTTAGCCGCCGCTCGTCATAATATCGACCCCAACCTCGTTCGCGCAGTAATTCGTGCAGAAAGTAATTACCGCCACGACGCTGTTTCCCATGCCGGTGCAATGGGGCTTATGCAGCTTATGCCAAATACTGCCGCTTCACTCGGTGTCACAAATCCTTTCGACATTAGACAAAATATCGAAGGCGGAACAGCTTACCTCAGACGCATGTTAGATATGTTCGACCAAGATGTTGACCTCGCCGTTGCCGCATACAACGCAGGCCAAGGCGCAGTTCGCCGCCACGGCGGAATCCCACCCTTCGCCGAAACACAACGCCATGTTCCTCGCGTTCGCCAATTCTTTGAGGAATACACCCTTCAACAATATCAACGCGCCGCTGAAGATTCCAGATTTTCTTCTTGACAACACGCCTCATTCTACGCTAAACTCCCACTCGTTGCTTCGTAACGCGCTCTCATAACTCAGGGGTAGAGTACCTCCTTGGTAAGGAGGAAGTCGGCAGTTCAAATCTGCTTGAGAGCTTAGGGTTTTCCTGATTAAAATATAACGCTATATGCATTTTATATTAAAATCATATAGCGTTTTTTTTGTATCCTATGAATTTGAGTTTATCACACAAGGTTGATGATTCGCACCAGCGTACCGCGGGTGCGCTTTGTCGCCTTCATTAAAGCTCAGTATGTCATTTAAGCAGTTTCAGTCTATCTAATTAAAACAGGCGGTTTGTGTTGTTCATCTTCATTTACCAATATGAAGGAAAAAATTCCATTAAAGAAATCTGATTCATGCTCTATGAGGAATCTTCCATCAACAAATATAAAATCCTGTGGTGGAACAGAAAATGACCTGATTTCATCATTTTCACCCATAATAAAAGACTCTCTCTTGCCATTAAAAGTTTCATATTGAAGTTTTATATAAAATGTTTGGGTTTCGTTCCCATGATTTGCGCATCTTAACTGTAAAAAAGATAACCCCTTGCTACAGGAATAAGCCCATAAATAAATAATGTGGAACCTTCACCAATGGGAATGCCGGGGCTTATTCCCAAAAAACCAAGGAGATTATCAAACAATGATACGCCATCAGGTGTAGTGAAAAATAGTAAAATGCAAAACGACAGTCCAAAGAAAAACATTAAACCATTGCGATAATCGCGTTTAACTGTATCCATATAATGCTCCCTCCTGAAATAAATTGTATCACATTTCCCCCTTGTAAATCTAACAAAACTCCCTTATAATCACTTTTGTATCATATCTCGGGGACGTAATGGTCTCGACGGGGGTTTTGAAAATAGGGATTGCCATCCGAAGGGGTGTCTTCGTTAAAAACCAACCTTTTTAAAGAAACGACAATAATAATTACGCATTTGCGGCTTAGTTAAAGCCGTCGTTGGGCTGGGGAGTCCCGCATACCCAGAACCCAACGCCGATATGTGGGGAACTTTTCCGCCTGTAGCTTTGAAGCGGTAAAAGAACCAAAAGCTACCGAAACCCTTCGCGTGTTGGCTCGCGTTAGGAATAGGGAACGCACCGGGTAACGCCCGGTATCAAATTAACCAACTATGATGGTAGATGTCCTTATCTATGAGCCTTCGGACAGGGGTTCGACTCCCCTCGTCTCCACTTCACGGTACGCAGTCGAACACCAAGCCTGTATATTTGTTACAGATAGGGTGTTCGGCATCGTACTGAGATTGGAAAAATAAAAAAAGAAGTCGTTGGGTTGAAAATTTCCATCGGCTTCTTTTTTTGTGTTAAACTATGTAGGCGGTGGTTGCCTCCCTACCAAAGTAAGCAACCACCATCGGAGCAGCGAATCGGTTAGAAGGCTGTCCTATTTCCATTTTATAGTGACAGCCTTGCCAACGCAAGGAGTGTATCAAATGTCGTTACAACGTATCAAAAGCGAAGTGTATCAAGAGGTGGACGCACTGTTTGCAACCGCTGCCACAGATGAATTGGCCGGGGATATGGATGGGTATCGTAAGAAATTAGACATCATCGCCCAAATTGCCGAATTACTCGGCTTGGAAGCGGAAATAACCACAATAAAACTTGATTTGAAATCAGAAGATACCCAAATGGTTAAAAGTGTTCTTTCCGGTCTTACATGGGAAGCGCAAAGCCTGCTTCGGACTATGTCAGATATTTACATCAACAAGGGGCTTTCGGTTTTCTTCCTAAATAGGTCAGAGCGGGCAGAGTCGCTTGCAGAACATGGGTTTTGCTTTGAACGCTTCGATAATTACACCACCTACGCTGATTACCACAGCAGGGATATGATTATAGATGCCTTGCGAAATGCAAATATTTATAAGGTTTACCCATCAAAAAGCACAGAAAAGCGCGAATTACACACGATTGTTGAAAATTTAGAAAAAAACCGACTGGACGAATTAAGGAAAGGTGTAATAATTCTTGATTTTCACAAAGACCCCGAAATGGCGAAGCATGAACTTTTCGGTTGTCGTAATACACAGGAAGATAAGCAAAGACGCTTAGATTTTCTCATTGAAAAGGGAATAAACCCAGATGAACTATGTAACACCACCTATAAAGGATGACGCTCTAATCAAAAAAAGCCCTCTCGCCGGAATGAAATCCAACGAGAGGGCTTTCTGTTATGCTTCTTTGTAAAAACGATGATTGCCGTGGTCAAAGAGATGAACCAAATTGCCTTCACGCACTGCGCGTTCGTGCCAAACTTCGCGCCCTTCTTTTTGGGCTTGAATAATTCCGCTTATGCTATGGAAGAATGTCGCGCCTTGGGAATGGTCTGTGCCAGACAGTGCTTGATTAACTGCTGAAATTGTCCGTTCGCTTGGCGTAGCCGTGCCGAAATCGGGTCTTGTCGTTGGAGTGAATGCACCCGGATGGAAAATTACATCATGTAAAGTATTTTGATGGCGTGGGCTGCTGAGGCGGTTAAAAATTACATTGGCAACAAGAATCTGCCCCTTTTCATCCTCGCCTCGTGCTTCAAAGTGGACGATTTCTTTTAAGAGGCGGATATCCTCGGCAGCGGCCAACAATTCACCTTCGTCTACGCTGTCAACCAGTCGGCCTATTATTTCATCTGCCTTGGTGATTATCGGAATGCGTCTTTTTTCGTCCCATTGCGCTCTGAAGCCCAGTGCTTCGCTATAATCGGTAAGTCGCACAAAGGTTGCGCCGTTTTCGACATAACCTCCGATATCTTTAATGCTTCCAAGAATATCAAGTGTAACGGTGCGTGGCGGTGGAGTAATGCCGGCCGGAGGCAACGGTTCTACTTCTGTGGTCGGAGGCGGTTCGGGTGCCGGGGTTGGAATTTTCAAACCAATAAGCGTTTCTGCAATGCCGTGGCAAATCGCCTCGAAGTTTTCCCTGTAAAGCCTTACATCTGTACGAGAATTAACAAAGCAGATTTCCAGCAATATAGCTTTGTTTAGGTTTGTGCGATTCAAAAAGCCGAGGTCGCTACGCGCCCAAGTGCCGTCACCGCGCCGGAGTATCATCCCGGAAGCATCACAAATGGCTTTTGATATCCTACTGGCCAAATCATGCATAGAGGCGTTGCCTGTTCGGTAAAGTGTCTCCACTCCTATACCTGCGTCCCTTGTTCCTCCTGCGACAGAATTAAAATGGACAGACACGTCTAAATCGCGGGTCTGCCCATTATGGTGATTATTGATTGTGTTTACTGTGCTTCCTCCGCGCTGGGTAACATCATCATGGAATACATCGACACCAACCCCTACGCTCCGAAGTATAACGGCCACTCGGTCTGTTACAAGACGAGCCTCATCCACTTCGTCAATTATGTCTCGCGCTCCACGGACGTTTAAACCGTGACCAGATGAAATAACAATTCGCATTTTCAACACACCTTTCCTTTTTTTATTCTACGGACATTTGCGATGATGCAATGCCGTTTATAAACTTGAAATAATCAGCTTGTGCTTTTCCGGCTTCAGCGAGAGCAATATCCATTTTGCCATTTACACGTTCTTCTTTAAGTGCTAACCCTGTGGCAACAGCAAGGCTTGTATTTGCTGACATCAGCCGCATAGCAAGTTGGCTTTCCTCTGCTCTTATTGCAGCGCGTTTTTCAATTTTGGCATTATCATCGGCGCGTTTCTTGTTTTCACGACTGAATAATCCGGCAACAATAGCAACCACAACAGCTTGGATAAGCCCAAAGCCTCCGATAATAATGGCGTATGACAATTCCCCTATCACGACAACCTACTCCTTCCACTTTTCTATTTTTGCCTTGTTTTCGTAGGCTGTTTTTCCCATGTAGCTTACTATGGCTGCTCCCGTAGGCCATGCGAAAAACTCTATTACTTCGTATGGCCATTCGCCAAAAACAAACCACGATATGAAAGATGCAATCCCCATCAGCACATAAAAAATAGAAGCCCCTAAAATGAGCTTCTTGGAAAATTCCATCTTCGGTTTTTCGGGAAGTTCTTTTTCCGCTAAGGAACTTAAGGGGGAGCCTCTCTCCCTTATAACCTCGAAAATAACCTGCTTCAGTTCGTTTCTGTCCATATTATCACCTTCCGTTTTGGAATAAAAAAAGACAGCTAAAAAGCCGTCTTAATCTTAAATATATACAATCCCCCTAAAGACAACCGTAGCTAGTGACGGTTACAAGATGTTACGGCTATTCGTTTTTGCTATCGTTGTCTTGCGGTGGATTGGGTGTGCGCTCCAACAGTTCGGAAATTTCACAATCAAGAGCCGCGCAGATGGCATCCAAATCTTGAAAAGAAATGCCTGCGGCCATGTCGTTGTATAAATCACTGATTGTGTTTTTGCGAATGAGTGTTGCTCTGTGGAGGTCGGCCTGCTTCTTCATTCTTCTTTTTGCCATTACAACGGCAAGGTTGCACTTTATCATATATAAAATCCCCCTTCGGGTAGTAAGCTACAAATGCTCTAGGGGGAATTGTATCTGATGTAAATGCAGAAAAATACTTGCATTGATACAACAGCGCGAATTTCGATACACTGTACCAAAAATCGCTACATTGTATCCGCATAGGTTACGGCACGTTTTCGTCATCCTTCCTGCGCAGAACAAATTCGCCAAATATTTTCTTTTTTAAGCAGAGACTGTCGCAGTGCTTCATTATACCAAGGTGCGCTTGCACCGTGGCATCTGCTTTTGCAAAATCAATTTCGCCACGAGCATACTGCTTTTGAATGTACTTCAGCCGCTTTTTCATCTTCATTGCAGAGGACTTCCGCAATTTAATGTGCGTAGACCAGACCTTGTACCCAAGAAAATCAATGCCAAGGGTAACAGGGCGAATGTATGTTTTGTCGTTTAAGTCAAGCCGTAATTCGTCACGTAAAAAATCTTCAATGGCCTGCTTTAATTGATGAAGTTCTTTTTTATCATGCGACAAAATCACCATATCGTCCATGTACCTAATGTAATAACGCACCCGCAATTCCCGTTTGATGTACTGGTCTAACTCGTTCAAATAAATATTGGCGAACATTTGACTGGTTAGATTGCCGATGGGCATACCTTTGTCATCCAGACGCTCGTCTGTTTCATAGGCAGCCAAGCCTTGAGGTAATCCGAAGGCAGTATCTTCGGAGTTGATAATTTTATCCAAGAGCCACAGCACATCCGGGTCATTTATCTTTCGACTGATTATATCCAAAAGAACAGCATGGTCTACACGATAAAAGTATTTTGAAATGTCCAGTTTCAAAAAATAATACTTCTTTGGTGATTTGCCAACTTTTCTAAGCCAATACTTTACTCGCTTAACAGCGGTTAGCGTTCCCCTTCCGGCTATGCAGCCGTGACTATCGGAGATATAACCTTTTTCAAATATTGGATTAAGGATATGGTATACAGCCCATTGTAAGATACGGTCACGGAATGGCAGAGCCATAATTAGCCGTTTTTTAGGGTCATGGACAAAAAATTGACGGTATCGCCCCACTTCATAAGATTTGTGAATGAGGTGGTTTTGGAGGTCGATTAAATTTTCCTCCAGATTGGCGGTATAGTTAAGCACTTCGCGCCTGTACCGTTTGTTTGTCCGGGCTTGTTTGTAGGCGTATAGCAACGTGTCAAAGTCGTATATCTTCGGGTAAATATTGCCTTCTCGCTTCATGAAATGACCCTGCTGTTTAGCTTGGCAGCAGCACGGTCAGCCTGCCTCTTGGTGGAGTAAAGGCTGCGCTGCGGCACTTCCAACACAGAATCTTCACACTCGTAAATGTAAAGGCGTACCTTGCACAGTGCCGACAAAATCACGCCGGGGAATCGACCATACTCAATCATGGCTGGCACCGGGGTAAACTTCTCCCAAAAATCCGTAACACACCAACAAAGCCTGCCTTGCCGTGGAAAGAAGAGCATTATAATCACCTTTTCAAAAATGCCACGCTTTGCGAGGTTCGTTGCCTACTACTGGCATTCGTGGCTACATGGATTTTTTACCTGCGGCGTTTTCGTCAAACACCGGGGCAAGGAAATGAATCCCTTTATCTACCAACTGTACTGGACTGCAACCCTTGAGTTGCCGCCATCTGACGGGAAGGTAAAGCGGAGCGGAAGCCGATGTTCGTGCCAGCATTCGCACGCGAGTTGTTCAGGTTCAAGTTGAACACGCCAGAAATCGCACCCTGATTCCAATTGCCGCCGCGAATCGGCATTTGCGATTCATTCCCTATTGCTTAACGGACTTTAACCATCCGCCGAGCATTTTGCCGATTTCAACCACCATGCCAGACCAAATTTCATATTTTTTTGGAGGCAAAAAACCTAATTCATGAGCCAGCCGGATATATTCTTTTAGAGTGGCAATGGCTACATCCAACTCTTGCAAGGTGGTTTTTTTGTAATATTTCTTTTGCCCCTCAATCGTCCGTTCGAGTATCAAGTGCATACACCGCTTGATGTCTACAGCCAGCGCAAATTTCTCTGACTTTGGAAACTGCGCCAATGCTTGGTATCCGTAGGGCATCATGTCACGGATTTTTTGGAGAATTTTCAAATCCTCTATGGAAAAACACCTCCGAAGTTGGGGCAACAAAAAACAGTGTACAGGTGATTATTGCTGATTTCTAGCGGCTTTGTTACGTTGTATCATAATGCGTTATGTTGTAACGTATTTCGATACATAAATCCTCAAAAAATTTTACCCCCCCGTGCTATCGCACGGAGGGTCAGAACACAAAAAGCAGAACTCAGGACACAAAAGCGGAGCGGAAGCCGATGCCCGTGCCAGCAAGCGCACGCGAGTCGGTCAGGTCCAAGAGGAACACGCCAGAAATCGCACCCTGAGACCAATGGCCGCCGCGAAACGGCAAGAATTCAGAACCTGCTGTAAGCGTTGCCCAGAAATGGCCGCTGTCATAACTTGCGGCTGTTTGCCCTGCTTCGGGTATTAAACCCATAGCTTGTAATAAAGTTAAGCCAGCACCTGTAGCTGCAGGGGTTGTTGTGACATTCTGAAAACCTGTGCTTGTTTGTGTATAGCGAACCGTACCTGCCGTGCCGGGGGCTACCAATGTGCCATCTGGCATTATGGCTTGCCATTGTGGACTGTTTGCCGCTAAGTTGATATCAGCCCTAAATGGGTTTGCGATAATCTGAATTTCGCCGCCCACAATACGCATACCGCTGCACCATTCATACACATTGCCATTAAGGTCAGCTATGCCGGAGTCGCTCCAGTCGTGATTCCACGAAGCCGGACCGCTGCCGGTGAGCGTTCTTCCACCTAATGCGCCGGGTGACACGCCTCGTTCATGAATTGCACCCGTTGCACGTCCGCTATTATTGTTACCCCGTGGGAATGTGCCGTTTTGCCTACACCACAGAGCAACCGCTGCCCATAGTTGATTTGAGTTCAAGTGCCAACCAGCACCCTTGTTTCGGCAGACCTGCGCGGCACGGTCAAAGTTCATGCTATGACCAGGGTCACGGAATGGAAGCGAATATGCCCGGTCATTGGCTATGATGTTGAGATATTTACTCATGTAAGCCACGGAATGAAGCACTGTTGCCGGTGCTGCGACATCTGCAAAAGCAGGAATTGGGTTAGTCGAAGTTCCGATGCCAAGGTCGGCATAGTTCAGCCGGGGCAATGCCACCATAACGGAAGGCATACCGACATCATCAAGAATAACGGTATTTTTGCCGCCGCTTAATGACTCAACCGCCAACCGGAAATCGTCAACATTAGTCATTGTCGGCCTCCTGTACTTGGCTATCAATCGCCCAAAGGGTAAGAGTCAAATCTGAACTATCCATATCAAAGGGAAGCGGAGTACGTTTTTCTACCATGCGATTTGATTCTTCGGCAGGGGTTTCGTCTGATATTTGGTTATCCTCTACGTCTGCAGATTCTTCCAGTGCGCTCGGCATCATCATTTCCGCAGGTGCTTCTTCCATCGTGGTTTCAAATTTCCGCGCTGGAATATAAATTTGTGCCACAAACCAATCCGCCTGTCCGGGGATAACGCCAGTCAGAAGGTTGCCAAGAGTGTCCCTTGTGATGTCAATGTCAACAGCATCGTCACGCTCGTACTGTGCCAAATTTAAGGTTAAAACTTCGTCACCAAAGGTAATGCTATTGCCGGTGATGAGATGAGGGATTTTTTGCCCCTCATTTTTTTCGATAATTTTCATAATCAGTTGCCCTCCATTCGTTTGAGTTCTTGGTGTGTTTCACGAGTTCTAGCGGCTATAACTTGAGCCGCATCACGGTCAGCGGCGGTTGGCTTTCTATCGCCTATAAAAGTTTGAAGCACACGGCTCTCTTGCTTTGCGTGTGCTTCATTTTTGATGATTATGTTTGCCATTTATGCCATACCCCCTTCTAAACGATAGCGCACGGTGACGCTCGGTGCGCTACCCGTAAACGCCAACTGGAAACCGTTTAGCAATTTGTTGAAAACACGAATTCGCCCAATTCTGCCATCGCCTGCGGCGGCGGTTGTAGAAATGATATGAACTTTGTAATCTGTGTTCACTCTCGGCACCGTAATTGCTACGGTAGTTTGCGAATTGTTGTGCGGATATGTTTGGGAATTATTGAGTATGACGTTTGCGATTTGCGGTTGCCCTGCAGTGGCGTTAAGCTGTTGTCGCGCTGAAGCATCCGCAATAATACGGGTTTCGCCGCCGAGTATAATTCTGCTGATGTCTGACATTTTCATCCTCCTCCTTACATAATTAAAGCATCACCGTCAAACGCTGGCCCATTCGGGTCTACATTTGCGGGGTTTAAGAGTTGCCAAAAAGTGCCGTCCCATACAAAGTAACAGTGGTACATTGCCCTTATTGCCACAAGCACCGGGACAGAGTTATTGAATCGAATACCTGCCGCTCCTGTAGCTGTTACGTTGAGAGTAGCGGCGGTTGAGGAATTTCCGACTGTGAAAAAGCCCTCTACCAACTGCCCTACGACTCTATTTGCGGCGGCAAAACCAGTAATGGTTAACACTTTGGCGGCAGTGCCAACGGCTGTAGTAACCGTTCCCGTCCAAAGCCCAAGTCCTGTAGCAGAGTTTAGCAACTGCCATCTTGTTCCATCCCACATCAAATCTGTAATATGTCCCGGTGGAATATGCGTTGCGCCACCGGCAACCGCTCCCCTAAACCATATTTGACCCGCCCCAGTTGCGTTTACGTTAAGGGTAGGAGTAGCGGCGGTGTTGCCAAGTGGGAATTCCACGAGGATACGAGTGCCTATTCTGCGGCTAATAAAATTGTTAATGCCAACAATTTTAGCGGCCGTTCCTGCGGCTGTTGTGGTTACTCCGTCCGGGGCATTGCTTACGGCAGTTGGGAGGCGATTCATAATGTTATCTACAAGGCGTTGCGCCCCTGTTTGGTCTAAAACAACCATATTTGCACCCCCCTACAATCCAAAGAGCGCATCAATTTCCGCATTTGTCATGCCTCTCCACCGGGGATTTTCCCACACGTAATTTGTTCCATCCCAGCGGAAAAGGTATCCACCTGCCACAAGCTGTGGTCCCACCGCACCGACAAGGCGCGTTCCGTCCGGCATTACCATATTAGCTGCGCCGGTGCTGTTGATGTTCAGTGTAGGAGCCGCTGCCGTATTCGTGGCTGTAAAATTGATGTATACCATTACGCCTGCTTCGCGGACGAATTGCGCCAGCGTTGCAACTTTGGCGGCTGTCCCTGCGGCTGTTGTGCTTGAACCTCGCGGAAGCGCACCCGCAACAATAGCTTCTCGAACACGCCGAGAATCCCATGATGTCACTGCTGTTTCTGTTCCGGCTCTCGCATTTGCCTGTGTCACCAATGCTCGCGAGGGTTCCGCGCCTATCTGCGCAGGTGTGGGTAACGGTGAAGGTACTATGATTAAATTTGTAGTACCTGCTGGTTGTAATATCCAATCTGTAGGGTTGACCGTTGTTGCGCTGCCACCTGTGGGTGTCATTGTGAACGATGACTGTGCCACCCAGTAATTTGCAGTCGAATTATTCGGAGCAGCCAATGGAGACGGTGCGGAAGCAACCATGCCGCGAAAGCGTAAATCACCGACTATCCCTGAAACAGCGGCATTTATGGCGGCCTGTTGCGGAGTTGATACAGGCTTGTCAATGTCTCGTGTATTGTCTACGTTACTAAGACCCACATCTGCACTTGTAAGCGTTACTGCTCCTGCACGTCCGGCAACCGATGTGACGGGCTGCGTGTTCGAAACTACCTGCGAACCGGCTAACCAGTAGCGCATGGTCGCTCCTTCCATTCCGACCACAAGTAAAACTGTTGCATTTGCAAGTGCGTTTATAGAGCCTGTTACTGCTGCGCCTGTCGGCTGCCCTGCTGCCGTGCGTATCTGCACCGCGCCTCCGCTGTTAATATTCAAAGTGGGGCTACCAGCAGTATTTCCGCTAGTAAATGTCAGTGCGATAAGGTCTCCGGGTCTTGGAGTGTACCCTGTTACGGTTGCTACCTTTGCCGCCGTTCCTGCTGCCGTTGCGGTGGTTACAAGCACTAATCGTGGCTGATATCGCTCTTCATTCGCCGCCGCCATGTTATTGACGAGCCGCTGCGCACCTTGAAGGGTTAGCAATGAATCCATGTCAAATCTCCTCTCGTTTTTTCTGGCTTTCCGCTGTTTCCCAAAATGCGTCAAATTTCCGCTCATGTGTAGTTTGTGCCAGAGTTATTGCGCCGAAGATGGTAATTTCGTCAACCTCTGCGAGTGTTGCAACTCTGCGCCCATGTGCGCTTGTCATGTCGGACATATGCTCCTCTGCGCTTTCGCCATCGGAGTGAATAACATCTTCCGCATATCCGGAAAGCCGCTGGGGTTTGCCGTCAACAAATCTGACAATTCTCGCCTTGGGGTTCGGCATGGCTGCTCACCCCCTTTAAGAATTCCACGCCAGCGCATCACCAACGAAGCTGGGCAGCAGCGCATCAATATTAATGTCCGTTGAGCCGACTTGTTTTAATACGCCGTCCACAACGATATGCATTTCATAGGGTCCGGGAGCAGTGCCAACGAGATAAATTGCACCCATTACAATGGGTTGTGGAATAGCCGCTACGGTTGGAAACGGTCCCTTTGCGTTGGAGCCCGAAAGCCCATCAATCGCATCCTCAAACTCGGACATTTTATTCAGAAGTTCTTCCATGATTTCATTTAACAGGCGGTGGGTTACAAACCCATTGAATGAAAAACTGACCTCTATATGAGCGACTTCTTGATTCGTCACAAATATGGCCAGTTCATGGAAATGTATCGTGTCAAATTGTCCGGGGTTAAGCGGTGGGGCTAGGATATTGTCAGTATCGTCACCGTATAACCACGCATAAGCAAACGGGATGGCGTTAGCCATATCTGCCCCGGCGTTACTGTTGGCGTACAGCAAAATCTCCCGTACCGGCGTTACCTCTGTTATTCCAGAATTAAATGTCTGGACGGCGATTTTTAGCTTGCAAGGCTCGTTACCGTCAGCCTCGATGAGTTCCCTGTCCATGACGCGAATATCCACGGCCACAGGTTCTACTAAATCTGTGACGGTTGCTTGTTCTCCGTCAAATATCCCTCTGCCAGCCAGCGCATAGTCGGGAAAAACGATGTCACCGTGATACATGGCTCTGGCCAGTGCCGATGCACCGGCATTGGTGAGGATTGTCTTAAATCGTGCCATTCTATTATGCTCCCTCCGTTATAAGTTCTACAAAACCCGGTTGGATGACACCGTCAATCTCAACAAAGCCTTGCCAAATGCTTCCGTCTTCAAGTTCTACGAACATGAGTTTCTCTGCCATCGTGTTCCGCACAGGCGTTGCGATGTGCTTTACAGCGTGAACGGCAATCCCTGCAGGTATTGATAAAACTGGAGTCATGCTGCTTGGTCTGTTTGGACTCCGGTGAACCGCCGTTGCCGTATGCTGCACGGCGTGTTTTGTAATCACCGTTGGAATAACAGGAGTTACGTCCGGTGCGTGTTCGTGGGTTAATCCCCTTTCTTGTGTGGTCGAAATATGCTTAACGGCGTGTTTAGTTTTTCCGGCCACAACAACAGGTGTTTTGTCGACGTCATAATTCTGGGTTATGTTTCGTTCGCCGGGGTGATGAAAATGTTTTACTGCGTGTTTATGCTTGCCGACAATAACAACAGGGGTTGGATCCATCTTCTTAACGAACATAATGTAATCTAGCCAGCTACGTTCGTTTTTCATTTCCCATATTGCCATGAACAACTCTCGGTGTTGTTGCCATAAATCTGCCGCCGTGCCATTAAAACTCACGTTTGATACGATGCGGAAAAAATAAGGCTTCCCCTCATACTCAAACCATTCTTCTACTTGAAAGTCATCAAAGAAGAGAATCCGTATCATGCTCTCCAAGGCATATTTTGTACCTTTGTACCTGTGCCAAATCAGCGAGTTTTTAACCAGAGCCCTTTTGCGGTCTAGGTCTAATCCTAGCGGCTCATAGAAATCAACATGAAGCTGCCAAGCGAGAAGGTCAACAATCTCCTCCGGCATTTCATCAATGCGCGTCATAATGAGGACTTCGCTGATGCTTCGGGTTATTTCCTGCAGTTCCGGGTCAAGTGCATTAAAAAAGGCCAGCACATCAGGTATTTTGATGCTGTCTGGCGCAATATCTTCAAGCCTTAAATTTTCAAGGTTAATCATCCTCTATCCCCCCATAAATAACCTCGATATTGTCCTCGTCTACCACCCCAATTTCGTAATATTGTAGCACCGTAAATTCTGGCAGAATGGTGTCTAAATCCACTCGCTTTATACCCGTGGCCTTGACCATTTCCACCAAGGTAGACGGCGTTATGTCGCGCCCAAGGGATGATTTTTGCCACAAAATATAATCGTCTACGGCTTTATCCACACGTTCTTGCAAAACCATACCCAAAGGAGCGTCCCGCCTTGAAATATAGTAAGTAAACTTCAATGGATATTTAACCGGTTCTGCAGCGCGTGAAACTACTTTATCGGTCAAAGGCCGTCTGTGGTCTGCGCTAAGAACAGCATAAACCTCATCAAGTATGGATTGGCTGGGTATCTCTCCGTTGCGCAAAAGAGTCACCACATCCACCACGCCCGGACTGGGAGATTTAACCCTCACATCAACAATGAGTTGGTTTGCGGTTCTCGCCCAAAATTCGTATGCCCCATAGGGTCCGGCAGTGGAATAACTTTCTGGAGCCATCCTTATGCGTTCACGAAACGGCTCTAAATCCTCTTTATTTGCGCCGCCTTGGGATATAGTTGTGTTTTGCACGGAATAGGTAAACGGGAACGAGTCTACAATGCGATTAATCTGCCCCGGCAGGAAGCCATTGCCGATTTTTCCTACTTGGGAACATTCAGCCGGGGCTTCCACCCTTAATTCACCGGCAGGGATTTCTACATCTTCCGTTGTAGTAAAGTAGAGGTTATTCCCCGGCGTAGCCCTTGTGCCTGCACCAATGGTTGTATTGCTAGGCATTGCTTGACTTATGGTAAATTCCAGAGTGGTTATAGAAGGTGTTGGCTTGAGGCGAGGATTTTCGCCCAGTACCAAAGCCCCAATATGCTCTATAAAGCCCTCTCCGGAGAATGCCAGCAGATTTTGTTTCCCCGTAAAGTCTATTTTGCTTCTTTGCATCGACAAAAAGTAAACCACGGTTAGCAATGCTTGCCTCCACGGGTCACCGGGAAATAAAGTCCTGTCAACGTCCTTCTCAAACCGAGCAATAACCTCTGCCGCTATTTGCTCAGTATCCTTTACGGCAAAATTTATGTCGGGTAAATTTTCAAGCAAGGTATTCATCTAATATTCTCACCTTCACTCTCGGATATAGCCGCCCATCCAGAGCAGCGTCTGGGTGCGGCGCAAAATCTACTTCGGTCACTTCCACCCTTGGCTCATAATCTTGGATGGTCTCAAGCGCAAATATGGCAAACCGCATCATTCCCCTCGGAGAAGGGTCATCAATGAAATTGTTAGTCAGCCCAAGTTCACGGTCAAGGGGAACTGTGCCTTGTATCGTTGATAGAAGCATTCTCACATTTTGCACGATTTCTTCGTGAACAGACCGGGGAAACATATTTATTTGCCGCAAATCAATCCCCATTAATGTGTGGAATATTTCGTTCATGGCTACCCCCTTGCATATTCTTCAAAACTGACGGTTACCTCAGACCGGCGAATAAATCCCGTGTTGTCGATTTGCTCTTTAGGAATGCTCAAATCCGCAATCCTCCACCTGTATGTGCCAAACGCTGACTTTCCAATGATTATGGAAACCAAATCACCGTCTCGCTGTATGTGGATTAGCTTGTTGTATTCCGTTTGTGGGTCTACGCCATACTGTGCATCCAGTATGATGGTAAGGCTTATATTATCAAGACTGGGTCCCACATATTGGCTGATTGGTTTTCGTAGCAAGGTATTATTTGTAGCAAAGCGGACACCGTTGTTTCTAACCATATCCTTAAACGTCAGAACTCGCTCAGTCGAAACTTCAAAAAGGATTACATCGCTAAGGCTTCGTGAACCTATTGCCCCAAGCATGGCGGCCACCTCCTAACTGTTGACGTACACGTTTGGGCTTCCCGTTGCTTCTCCGTTTGGTGGGTGAAACGGTGGGATTGGCTCACCTGTGTTTTTATCTCCCACCCGCGCTTGCGCCAAATTATTTACAAACACATTAGGGCTGCCCTCATTTTGCGTACCGCTGTGAGAATCGCCGTCCGTTACTCGATGCGCGGCACGAGTATTTATAAAAACATTAGGACTTCCCCCGGTATCTACTGCACCGCATTCGTGGTTATCGCCCACCCTGCAAGCTGCTGGCATAAATCCACCCCCTTAAAACTTATCGTTAATATGCACGACTGGAGCATTGATATTTATAGAAGTATCGCTGTCAATGGTCATTGCACCAACGCTGTGAATGCTCATTGTCCCTTTGGCTTTAACGTCAATATTTGCATCCGATGTAACGGATATATTACTGGCGGTTACAACCTCAATAGAAAGTTCGCCAGCCGCAGGAATATGGATGGTTAGTTTATGAATGTCCCTGTCGTACTCGATGAGGGTTTTATCCTCAAATTCAATATACCGTTTATCCTTATTTTGAATAGGCGGCATTCTGGTATCAGCATAAAATGAGCCTAAAATATATCCCTTAGTTGGTGCTGATGGGTCAAAAACGCACAACACTCTTTCGTCAATATCTGGCATATAATAAGCATGGTCTTTTAAAGTTAACGGCACAAGGATATGAAGGTCACCGGAAACAAGGTCGTGCCTATCTTCGTAAACCACTTGCGCCGTGCATTTTTCATAATTTATAGATGACACTTTGCCTATACGAACCAAATCGCTGTGTTTATCGCGCATTAATACCCCTCCAAGCAACGCCGGGTACGCAATGAGGTTACATAGCCGCCGCTTCCTATGTTGTGGTTGCAATTAGTTATGTGGTATTTACCGTCAAAGCGATACCAGCCTTCATATCCAACATTTGTCCCGGAAAAATAAATGATGTCACCTTTCATAGTAATATCGCAAGTCCACTCGTTGCGGTTCTTCTCCCGGCAACGCGCTCTGGCCTTGCGGTCAAGGCTCATGTCATCACTTTCGCCGTTAAAATGCTCACGGAGTGTAAGCGTGTGACCGACATCGCCTACGTTTGGGGCTTCAAAGTAGCCGGTATAAAGTTCATCTGTTTTGGGGTCAAAATGGGAAATTTCACAGGCTTTGTATACATCTTTTGCCTTGCGATTGAATCTTGGCTCCCCAATAATATTACTGCTGCCCCTTATTATTGTGGCTACTTCCGGTTCGGATTCGTACTTGCTTTCTTCAAAAACAATTAATTGGCCGTCCGTAACCTTGAGGCAAAGACCATCGGATTTACAGAGTTCTTCCAAATACTCAAGGTCTGATTTGTCTATTTGGTCAGCCACATCATAAAAGGGCTCTACATTGGTATCGTAAACCAATGAAACCCCTACATTGCCAGCGATATCTTCTGCTATTGTGGACAATGAAACTTGCTTCCACGTTTCATGCTTCTTTTCGCTCCGCCCACTGCCTGTTATTGGAACAGCGGTAGCACTTATGGAAACCGTGCCGTCCCATGTCACATCGTCAATTTCAAATGAGCCAAGGTCAATCGTGCGATTATCTCCATTGCTGTTCCAGTCAACGACCTCAATGGATGCTTGCAGGGTGTCCCCTGTTTCGGGAAAGAAATCGCTTATCCATCGCTTGTCACGGTCTGACAAGGAAACACGCAAATCATCCGTCTGGTCGTAGTTGTCGGTATAGGAGAAATTTGTTACATGGCGCGATATATCCTGCCCTCTATACATGATTTTTGCTCTTGCCCGTCTTGCTTTCGCCATTGGACATCACCACCTTTGCGGCAACAGAAAAACCGCCTTGTGGCGGCTTACTGGCTTAGTTTGTATAGTGCGTACTGGTTGAGGGAAACACCCTCTTTTTGTGATTCATAGCTTAGTTTCCTGTGCAGCGTTTTGGGTAAGCGCAAAAGAAATTTGCCGTTGAATCCTTCAGTTGTTACCGGCTCTGGAATCGGGTCTGAGTGGTCAATCTTGGCTTGCAAGTAACCCTCCATAGCTTCTTTCAAACTTTCCAATGCTTCAGCTTCGGTATCACCTGTACTGCTGCATCCGGAAAGTTCCAAGACCTCACTAACGTAGTATTGACCGCTTTCGTCATCAAGAAATGTTACTACTTTGCTGTAGGGCAAAGCCATGTAATAATTTAAGTCTTTTTTCATATCGCTCGGGCAAGCATGTAAAGTAAAGGCTTTCCAGCCTTAAACTCTACTTAGAATTTTGTCCACATAGTGCTTTTTGATTGTCGGCGTTTCTTCTTTTATTGTAAGAAGGTCACCGTCTGCATTTCTAAAGTTCCTGTGAGAGCCATTTTTTGTAGTGAGTTTGTATCCGCTACCCTCAAGAACCCTCTTTGCTTCCTCATATCGCACACCATGTGGTTGACGTTGCATTTTGTCAATTAACTTCTTAACGCTTGCCACTTGCTCACCTCCTAACAAAATAATAATATCACATATGATATTATGAGTCAAGAGTTTTTTACATATTTTATTAATCTATGAAGCCCTCCAAGGCGGCCAAGTTACCCTGACCGCCTTAGAGATTTCTGGAACAAGCAGAACGCAATTTGCAGGAAAAACGGCAATATTGCGATATTGTGGGTTTGCGTCAATGAGGATATGCATAAGGGTTTCGTTATTGTAAAGCTGCCGGGCAATGCTGTCCCACATATCGCCCTGTGTAGTAGTATATTTAGTCATTTGCCACCCTCTTCATCCTGTAATCCTCATCACGCACGACTTGGAGAATTAACTGTTTCAGCTTGGCTTCGCCCTCGCTATCACGCTGATTAAGCATATCCTTCAAATCCGCAAGGTTAAACCCACCGCCTTCAATATGGTAAACGGGGTTGTAATTTACTGACACATCACCGCTTTGGTGGTATGCAGCATCGCCCATCCGCTTCATTATATCAACGGGCTTTGGAGCAGAACTTACGCCGTCACCATCGCCGCTTAAATAATTGTAACGGCTGAAGCTGGCTTGGGCAGAATGTGCCGGGGACATACCGGGGAACGGTATTACATTTGAGGCATAACCAGTTTTATACCCTGCGGAATCAAATCCAGCGGTTTCAATGCGTAGGTTTTTCGCCATCATCATTGAAACTTTCTTGCAGGCTTTTTCAACGACACCAGCTTTGGCATACATAGTATCGGCAAGACCGTCCATGATATCTTCGCTGACCTTCATCATTTCACCGTATTTGGAGTTCATACCCTCAATGCCGCCGTCCATCATATAACCAAACATTTCTTTTGTTTCTTCTGACGGAGAATTTATACGCGCTGCGGCTTCCATAGCAGAAAGTGTTTGGTTAATCATCCGTTCACCGGCTGCAACAACCAACCCTGTGCCGTCCTCGATTCCTTGGGCTGCTCCTCTTGGGATTTCGTACCCTGCGGAATCAAATCCAGCGGTATCTATGGATTGGCTGAACGCATCAAAGCCAGCTTGAACTTTGTCAATGAGTGCATTTTCCATCGCTTCATTTTCAAGTATGGTGGCGGCAACTGAATCTATCAGTTCGTAAGCTGAATTCGTCACGCCGAGCGGGTCAAGTTCACGTTGCATGGACTCAACCGCAACACGGGTAGAATCTGCAAATGCGGAATTCAAGGCTTCGAGTTCGTAATCAGAAGCATTGACGAGTTCTCGGACGGTGGCGGCGGCCTCTGGCCCCGCATTTCTCAACTGCTCAATGAGTCCTTCGTCTAAGCCTTTTTCCGTAAGAAGCGCAAGATTTACGCTCCATTCTTCCACGGCTGCGGCATTGGCTATAAGATTGCTTGTCATATCCGAAACGGAAATGGCAACATTCTCATTGACGGTTCTAAAGGCATTGGTGGTCAAACGTTTGTAATTTTCAAAAGATGCGTTCATTCTGTCGAGGGCTTGGGTTTGCGCCTCTTCCCATCGTTCAGCTTGCCGCACCTGCTCTTCCATTTCAGCGGTTGCCGCTGCCATAGCTGCCGCCGCTTCATACTGCTGTCGTTCTAAATCTGCCAATACATCTGCATGGACTTCTATGCCGACCGCTAGGTCTGCTTGCATTCTCCTGTTGGCATCCATCGCCTGTACATAGGCGGCTTCTGTTTCGCGCAAAGTATCAAGCGCATCATTTAATGCCCTTGTGTCACGCCGTCTACGGTTTGAGCCATCAGAGAGTTGAGCCTCGACAGCTTCTATTTTTTCATGAGTGTCTGCTAACCCAAGGGTGAGTTCCGTGTATTCCATACTTAATCGGTCAAGTTCTCTGCGATGTAAATTGTATACTTGTGTTGCATGGTCTACACAGTCCGCAAGATGCTCATATTGCTCTGCTCGTGCCTCTAAAACCCTCACTTCATGGTTGAAAGATTCCACGGCATTGGCAGATGCCTCAAGTAATGCCTCTTGGCGGTCACGCAAGCGGTCAGCTTCTTCACCCACAGCTTGGTATTCTGCACCTACCCGGTTAAGCCAGCGGACAAGAAGAGCAATACCTGCAATCAGAGCCGTAATCCCGGCAAGTATCCATCCAAAGATAGGGATTGCCTTTATTGCTAGGCTCATTATTTTGAAAGCAGCAGATAACCCCTTAGTGCCTAATGCTAACGCACCCTTCGCAATCGTAGAGGCTTTCATTGCTATCGTTTGGCCTTTCAAACTGGCTGCAGACATAGCTTGCACTTTTAGCAAAAGTCCATATGTCTTACCGAGTTTTGTTGTTGCTAAGGCATTGGCTTTGGTTGCCGCCGTATCAGCAGTTAACGCTACGGTGTTTGCCTTTGTTGCAATTGCCCGTGCTGTATCGGCGGCCGCTGTTTTT